CCAACAACCAGCTACAACCATACGAACTTACACAAAGCAACTATGGCATACATCGCATCTTTCATCGGAGGCCCTTGTGCTTCCCCTCAAACGCTTTTGACATCCGACCGATCCGGGCGATCCATTGCCCTAGTCCATTTGTGTCAGCTCTTACCTGAATGGCAGAACATTGTTAGAGATTTTAATCTCTCTTGTTCCCGTTCATCTGAGAAGAAGAAGTATGTGAGAGACCGTCGTGAGCGCAAAAAGCGCAATGACAAGCAGCGTAGCAAAAATCGGAAAATTAAAAACAGAGATAGTCTTGACTCCGAGCCCCAAATGGGCATGGAATTCCCTTTACACGTCAGAATACAATCTCCTCCTCCTGAGACTCCTACATCAGAATTTACTTTTGAGAGTCTTCCGGACCCCTCTTTGATCTTTCCTATTGACGACATCAATTCAAGCGACTCAAGCGATGATGAAGATGTTGTTAATGTATCTTATGGAGGCCGAGCCCGCAATTTCTTGCAGGACGACTTTAAAGCCTCTGCTTACCAAGAGTTCATCAAGGCACCTCAGTGTGTCAAAGAGTCTATTGGACCCCAGAGATTTTTCCGTTTGGTTGATGATATTATTTACGTAGTTACAAAAGTTGACAATGTCCCTTTTTACGATCATAGTCGCGCTCTTAATGACGCTTGGCTTGATCTGGATGATGATGACTCGTCCAAGTATATTTCCTATGGACAAGCCCTCACCTGGACAAAAATCATTTGCAATTACACCGTCTGTAAGCTCCTTTGTGAGTACTACAGATTTAACCGAGCTGCTCTCGAAGGTGGACGTGATCTTAGAACGTCTACCACAGAACAGTACGGATATCTTTTTAGGTTACCTTCCATGAGGGCCTGTCATCTCAACAGGCCTTCTATTCAAGCCGAGGTTGATTTAATCGCCTGGCGAGCTTCCATTGATCAAATTGTTTGTGGAGGTGTTGTCGCTATGCGACTTATCGCCTCTTCTGGTGGCCGCGGCAATTCTGACCATTCAGTCATGACTCCTATCGAGCGTGAATTTCTTAGGTCAGCCGATTGGTTTAGACGCCAAAATGCGTGTATAGCCATCGGAGCGATTTACGACGTTACTCACGTCACGCCATTGCCCCCCTACCTTACCGCTACACAGCGAGACAATCTTTTCACCCCTGTCCCACAAGTCGGAGCTGAACAATTAGCTTCTGCCGTTCAAGAAGTTTCTTCTGAGGACGAGAGCATGCTCCAAAGGCTAGTCTCTGTCCTTGTTGGAAAAGCACGAACAGTCGGCTCTGCCGTCGCTGGAGGAGCTGTTAAAGGCTTCTGCGACGTTATATCCGAAAGTGGACCTGTCCAATTTTTGGCCTCTCTTACTGAAAACGCCATCGCAATTTCGAAAAACGTTATTGCTGCACTTACGTTGCTTTGGAACATGCTTCCAAACATGGCCCCTCTTTTCGGCATCTTCGCCGCGTGGAGATTTTCTGAAACTGGTTCTGTCATTTGGGCAGTACTGGCAGTAGGAATGGCTTTTGTCGCCGGCAAGAAGATCATGGAATGGTTTTCTGAAAAGATCGCACCTCACATTATTGAGGCTGCTCTTCGCTGGTTTGGACCGAAAACTCG